GTAAAGAATAATTTTTAAAAAAAACAAACAAAAATATGGCAAATCAAGTATTCGTTAGTCCTGGTGTTTATACTTCAGAAAGAGACTTATCATTTATAACACGTCAAGTAGGTGTAACAACACTAGGCTTGGTTGGTGAAACAACACTAGGACCAGCATTTCAACCTATATTCGTAGGTAATTATGGTGAATTCCAATCTTTTTTTGGTGGTTTAAACGCAACTAAAATAAAAGACAATGGTGCACCAAAATATGAATTACCTTACATAGCTAAATCATATTTATCACAATCAAATCAATTATTTGTAACTCGTGTTCTTGGTTTTTCTGGTTATGATGCTGGTCAAGCATGGGGAATTACCCTTGATGGTGCTTTAGATGAAACAACTTTAGTAACAATAAATACAGGCACTACTTATAGCCCACTTATATCGTTTACGGTAACAACAGGTGGAACAGCGACTTATACGTCAGCTGATGCAACTATTACTGCTTTATTAGGTGATGCGGTTGCTCGTCCATTGGTTAACGCTTCACTTTCATTCTTAGGTACAGCGTCAACTGGTGCTACAGCTAGTGTTCCAACGATTTATTATAAAACAGGTAACGTATTTATCGGAGCTTCATATACACTTTATGTTAACGCTACTGGTACTGATATTAGTGGTAACACAACAGGTACAACAACAGGTGAGACAATTACTTATTCTGGTACTGCTTTTGCTGACGTTGAAAACCAATTGGTTGCTTTACTTCGTTCAAGAGGTACTATTGACGTAACTACTCAGTCACCAGCATTCGAAATAACTGGTACAACTAATGGCCCTGTGTTTGACCCAGCATTCTCTGGTGCAACAGCTAACCCACTTGGTGTATTTAATCTTAGTGGTGTATCAAATACTCAAGGTGTTTTCGGTTACCAAGTATCTATGGATAAAACTCAAGTAAATTATTTACCTAAAGTTTTAGGTCGTGAAGTACAAGATGGTAATACTGCATTGTTTACTGAAGAATTTTTTGGAAACTTATTTAAGACACTTAACGCTGATGGTAAAATAAGAGGTATTAAACAAACAATCGTTAAATACGGTACACAATATTCTGATTATTTAACTCAATACCAAGAAGCTCAAACACCTTATGTTGTATCTGAGTTACGTGGTAATAAAGTATTAAGATTATTCAGATTCAATACTATTTCTGATGGTAATGCTGCTAATGAACAATTCAAAATATCAATCACTAATATTAAACCAGATACTAAAGAATTTGATGTTTTAATTAGAGGTTTCTATGACACAGATTCTCAACCAACAATACTTGAGAGTTTCTCAAGATGTACTATGAATCCAGCATCTAATAATTACATTGGTAGAAAAATTGGTACCCTTGATGGTGTATACGTTTCTAAATCTTCTTATGTTCTTGTTGATATTGATGACACATCTGATACTTCAGAGGCATTCCCAGCTGGTTTCGTTGGTTACCCTATTCGTAATTATCAAGCTGGTAGTTCAAACTCAACAGTTGTTAACCCAGATATGTTATATAAACAAGTGTATAGTGCATTTGAAAACAAACGTAAATACTATTTAGGTCTTTCTAATACTGTTGGTATTGATGCTGACTTCTTTGATTACAAAGGGGTTCCAGCCACTACTAATCCATTTATGTGGACTGGTATGACAAATGGTTTCCATATGGACATTGATGCTACAGGTGTAACAATTGATAATGTTTATGAAGTAATTAACTCTTCTGGTGGTACTTATAGTCCAATCTTCTTATTTGATGTAGGTGATGCTGAATTCAGAACAGATGCTGGTATTGTTGGTACATCATATGAAAAAATATATGCACGTAAATTTACATTTGTACCTTACGGTGGTTTTGATGGTTGGAACATCTATAACACTAGAAGAAGTAATACTGATAGATTCCTTATTAACGGAACATATGGTGTTGCTGGTCTTTCAAGTGATGCGTTTTCAAACAGAACACTTACTAATGGTGATTTAGGTATAACCTCTGATTACTACGCATATTTAGAAGCTATTTGGACATTCAAAAATCCAGAAGCTGTGAATATTAATGTGTTTGCAACACCTGGAATTGATGTCTTTGATAATTCAAATTTAGTTGAAGCTACAATAGATATGGTTGAAAAAGATAGAGCTGATTCATTATATATAGTAACAACTCCAGATACTGATAGTGCTGGTGATGTACTTAGTATTGAAAGTGTTGTCGGTGATTTAGATGGTATGTATGATAGTAATTATTCATGTACTTACTGGCCATGGATTCAAATTAACGACTCTGAAAATAATGTATTTATATATGTACCACCTACACGTGATGTTGTAAGAAATATCGCATTGACTGATAATATCGCATTCCCTTGGTTTGCTGTTGCTGGTATGCAGAGAGGTGATGTTGATGCTATTCAAGCACGTAAGAAATTAACTCTTTCAGATAGAGATGCGTTATACGATAATCGTATAAACCCAATTGCAACCTTCACTAGTGATGGTATCAAAATTTGGGGTAATAAAACGCTTCAAGTTAAAGAATCTGCTCTTAACAGAATCAACGTTAGAAGACTTTTACTACAAGCAAGAAAACTTATTTCTGCTGTTTCAATCAGATTGTTATTTGAACAAAATGATGCGGTGGTTAGAAACCAATTCCTTGCCCTTGTTAACCCAATCTTGGATAACATCAGAACTCAAAGAGGTTTAACTGATTTCCGTGTTGTTCTTTCGAATGACCCAGAGGATATCGACAGAAACCAATTGACTGGTCAAATCTTCTTGAAACCAACAAGAGCGTTGGAATTTATTCAAGTAGAATTCGTAATCATGAACACAGGTGCATCATTCGATAACATCTAATTCAAAGATAAAATAAACTTAAAAGCACTCCAATGGGGTGCTTTTTTGGTTTTTATGAATATTTATATAGAAAACAGACAATGCCAAAACTTAAAATAACAAAAAAACAATATAATGCAATCTTATTGCATGAGCATGAAACACGTTTAAACGAAGCTAGAGCGATGTTAAATGGAAAGGGTAACCCAGAAGCTGATTTACTTGAAGAAGGTCGTCTTGAGAACGCTGTGATGGCTGTTGCTATGATGCTTGGTGTTGGTCTTACTGGTAATAATAAAGCCATGGCTCAAAAAGTTGTTAATTCGCCTAACACAGAAGTTGTTCAACAGGTAACTCAAGAATTAAAAAACCCAGATGACTTAAATAAAATTTTCGATATTCTTAAATCAAAGGGTGTAAAAAACCCAGAAGCTGCCGTTAAAAAAGCAACAGAAAGAAATAAAGTTAATGCTGAAAAAGTGTTGAAAAACTTAGAAGATGATGATACTAAAATAACAACAAAAATGGTTTCTAATCTTAATCAATTAAATACAGCATTGGCTCAAGGTTTTGCTCTTCAAAGTGTTGATGTTAAAAGCGATACAGTTAAAGCACATAAAGAACAACATATTGTTGCGTTTCAAGATACACTATCAATAAAGTTTAAAGGTACTAACCTTTTTGGTACTAGTAAATCAACTATGACACCAGAAGGTATTCAAGCTATTAAAAATGCTTTGGATGAAATTAAAAAAAATGGTGGTACAATTATTAGTGTTGGTGTTGAATCATCTACTGATGCTGAATTTATGGGTAGTCTTGCAACTAAGTCGGACCCTACTGGTAATATTACATTAGCTAATTTAAGATATAATAGTGCTTCTGATGTTGTAGGTTCATTAACCGATGCACCTATTTCACCAATAACATCACTTTCACCTAATGGTCAAATCCCAAATCAAGGTGGTTTAGATTCAAAAACAAGTGCTCAAGCATTTAAAAAAGTTGCCAATGATGATTCAGCTAAAAAAGATTTGGAAAAGGTGACCGAAGAATATAGATATATTAAGCTTGATATTAAAGCTGTGTTTACTATTAAGGATACGGTAGAAACTGATGTACCAGAAGATGTTATTAAAACATTCCAAGCTAAATTAGTTAACACAATGGTTTCTCATGGTACAAAAGGTGGTATAATACCAAGTGGTAATTTTAAACATTCAACTTTTAAATGTAAAAAAGTTAAAACTGGTAAAATTAATGTTGCAAAATGTACATTTTAAAAATAAACTTTCAAAACATTAATTAAAATCAATTGTAGAGTAAAAAGTTACGTGGTAGTAGTTTAAAACATTCTTGTGTTCGTAAACCTTTCCAGCAATAACTATTGAGTTTGGCTTTGCGTGTTGTTTGATATCTTTAATCATTGTATCAAAACCAACGTTAGTAAAGTTACCCAATAAGATAGCTTTGTGACCACTAGATTGGTCATACATGTACAAGATATATAACTTAGCATATGTAATAACTTCAGCTTCAGTTGTTGGTTCAACATATGCCAATCCAAAAAATGATTTTATAAATTTACCAAATTCAGCTTTCTCAGCTGGTGATGCTGGTAAACGTTTTCCTTTATTGATTATCTCGCCAGTAGCTGATGTATTAACTATCTTAGTATGTACTAAAGTGTCTTTATCGATATTTGCTTTGTTACAAGTAATTGCAATATCAGTTAATTTAGTTGACACTTTTACTACACCTTTACCGTGAGCTGTTCTGTATTGGTTGATAAAACCTAACATTGCAGTGTCTTGTCCAAAAGTAACTGATGATACTAAGATTAAGATTACAGCGATTAAGTTTTTCATATCTTTTGGTTTTGTTATACAAAGGT